ATTACCAGATATAGTAGAACCATTTAAACATGGTGGTGGTCTTTCCAGTATTAATAAACCTATTACTATAAATGGACAAGAACACAATCTAGCATGGATCAGACCAGATGAAGCTTCTGCTCTGAAAGCTATGGGTGGTAGTGGTAAGAAGGTAGGTGGTATCCCTGCTTATTTTGATGCTTGGAGTATGGGAGAAACTCCTACTCCTGAAGAAGTATATTCTGTACCAGAACCTGAGACTGCGGCTGATGTCGAGCAATTTATGGAAACTTATGAACAGCCTACTGCAAAAGACTATGCTGATCTTCCAGAGGCATACACCTATAAAGCAGATATAGAAAAAAGGGATCAAGATGATTTTTGGAATAGACCTTCTGATGATCCTACCGAATACCAAAAAATATATGACAGACCCGAATTAGATATATATAAGACTAAATTAATCGAGAGATTAGGTGTACCGGGAATGGAATCTTATATGAAAGGATTAGGAACATCTGGACTTAGGCAGATGGTAGATAAGTTTCATACAGGATATGATTTCGGTGGTCCTATGGGTACAATGGAAGGACTAACAAGAAATATAGCATTAGACTATGCAAGTAAATTAGGACTTAAAAAATTATCAAAAGAGCTTAAAGAATTAAAAGAAAGAAAGTTATCAGATGAAGAGTTGGAGAAAGAAAAAGAAAATATTTTATCACGATACCAAGGTATAGCTGATGATCTTGGTGGAAAATTTATTCCACAAAAAGAGTTTAAAGGAATGTATGGAGATTTTGATAAAACATTAGAAAAGTCTGGTTTAAAAGGTACACTCGCTGGAACAGCTTTAGATTTTTTTAAACCGGGCTCACTTTTAGATAAAGGTATTTCAGCAGGATTAAATGCTTTAACTAAAGCTTTTGGAGTTGTAGGAGAATTTACAACTCCAGAAGGAAAAACTTTCCGGGTAATGGATGACGGAACTTTAGTTGAACCAGATATGCCTCCTGATCCTAGTAGTGTAGATGAGGGTACTGTAGAAGTTGATAAAACAGTAGAAGCTGTAGTAGCTCCAACTTCTGAAACAGTAGCAGAAGTAGAAGCAGGACCAATGGAGACATTTCAAGCAGGTTTAGAATCAATAGAAAGTAATGAAGGAATTAAGAACAGTATACAAATATTAATGGATCAATATGGAATTTCAGAAGGCGAAGCAAGAGTAATGCTTGGCTTAGATGTTAATATAGCATAGGATAAGATATGGCAACAGAAAGAAATCCCTTCGATAAAATACCACAGGAAGTATCTAATGTAGTTCCTATGGCTCCAGCCGAACAAACTGATATAGATGCTACGTTTGAAGTAGCAGATGATGGTGGAGTTATAGTTGATTTTGCAAGTGAAGATATAGTTATGGAGCCTTCCGAAAGTATTGCAGAATGGTATGGTGATTTATGTGAGACACTTGATGAAAATGAATTATATGAAATATCGAGTGATGTAATAGAAAACTATCAGGCAGATAAAGATTCAAGAGGTGAATGGGAGTCTATGTTTGAAAGAGGTTTTGAATTACTAGGACTTAAACTTCAACCGGGATCAGAACCTTTTGAAGGAGCCTGTACAGCCGTACATCCACTTCTGATTGAGTCGGCAGTTAAGTTTCAGTCTAAAGCTTCAGGAGAACTCTTTCCTAGTTCTGGCCCTGTCAAAGCTAACATTATGGGTAAGCATACACCCGAAAAACAAATGCAAGCTAATCGGGTACAGAACTTTATGAACTATCAGTTGACTGAGCAGATGCCAGAATATTTTGATGAGTTTGAAAGAATGCTGTTCCATCTTCCTCTGATAGGATCTGCTTTCAAAAAGATATACTATGATTCAACTTTGAAACGTCCTGTCTCAGAGTTTATACCGATAGATCAGTTCTATGTATCTTACTTCGCAACTGATCTTAGGAATGCAGATAGATATACCCATGTTATTTATCGTAGTCCTGTAGAAATAGAAAGAGATATAAGAGCAGGAGTTTACAAAGACGTAGAACTACCTGAACCTAATCAGACAAATATAACATCCTTTACAGCAAAGATGGATACAATACTAGGTATATCTCCTAGTTCAGATAAAGATCCCCAATATATATTACTTGAGCAACACTGTTATCTGGATATAGAAGGTAAAGATCAGTCATTGCCTTATATCGTAACAGTAGAAGAACAAAGTAGAATAGTATTAAGTATTCGCAGGAACTATGAACAAGATGATCCTAATATGGAAAAGAGAAGTCACTTTGTTCATTACAGGTTTGTACCCGGATTTGGTTTTTATGGATTGGGCTTGATACACTTCCTTGGTAATTTAACAATGAGTGCAACCGCTGCAATGAGATCCCTGATTGATGCAGGACAATTTGCTAATTTACCCGGAGGTTTCAAGGCTAAGGGAATTAGAATCGTTGGTGACAATGAACCTATTTCCCCCGGTGAGTTCAAGGAGGTTGAAGCAACTGGAGTAGATCTTGCAAAGGCTATTATTCCTCTCCCCTATAAAGAGCCTTCCTCTACTCTATTCCAGATGTTACAATTTGTAGCTTCTGCTGGTCAGAAGTTTGCAGACAGTACAGAGCAGATTGTTTCTGATGCTGCCTCCTATGGACCCGTTGGAACAACGATGGCCCTCCTTGAAGCCAGTAGCAAGTTCTTCACAGCTATTCATAAACGAATACATAAATCTCAGAGAGATGAGTTTAGAGTTCTTGCCAAAATAGATTATGATTATCTTCCAGAAGAATATCCTTATGATGTTCCTTTTGAAGACCGTAGTATATTTAAAAATGATTTTGATGGCAGAGTAGATATTGTTCCTGTATCAGATCCTAACATACCTAGCAATGCCCATCGTATGATGATGGCTAATATGGCTATGCAAATGGCACAGCAATCACCTCCCGGTATGTTTAATCTGGAAGCCCTGAACAGAACAATTCTTAATGCAGCAAATATGCCTAACCTTGAAGAAATTCTACCTCCCAAGATAAAACCGAAGCCTATGGACCCGGTTTCTGATATAATGGCTGCTACAAAGGGAATACCCATAGCAGCCTTTCCGGGGCAGAACCATGATGCTCACATTCAAACTAAGATGGCATATCTACAAGATCCTGCCAATGGTGCTAATCCTATTATGCAAAGAATACGTCCTATTATAGAAGCTAATATACAAGAACATTCTGTCCTCAAATATCAAGAACAAATGAATGGAGTAGCACAAGGAATATTAGAACAGGCTGGACCAGAGCAAGCACAAAATCCTGCTGTAGTTGAAATGGCTATGGCTCAAGCTGCTCAACAGGTAATGAATGCTAATCAGGCTATGGGCATGGCTCAGTCTCCAGAACAACAGTTAGTAGCTCTTGAACAAGCTAAAGTAGAATTAGAGAAACAAAAGCTACAATCTGATACAATGGTACAAGCTGCTGAAATGGAACTCAAGAATAAAAAACTTGAGCTTGATGAAAACGAACAATTAATAGATATGCTTAAAGATGGTGCAACTGAAAACTTTAAGAAAGAAAAAGCAGAACTTGATAGAGAATCTAAAAAAGAATTAAAGTCTTTAGAAATTCTTGGCAAGATTGGAATAGAAGAAGCTAAAATAAATTCTCAAGATGAACGTGCTAAAGAAAAAATTATGAAAGAAATTTTAGAACAAAATAAAAAAGATAAAAGAGATCTAGATATGAAAGGTCTTGAAGCCTTAGTTAAATTAGCAATAGAAAAATCTAAAGAGGAGTAGTAAAATGGAGAAGACAATAAAGATTCCAGAGATGAAGAAAGGTAAAGGCTATATTAGTTATAATAAAACAAGCTCTGATAAACCAGTAACTTATGGAGATCCTTTCAAAAGTGATTGTATCGGAGATTGGGAAATGGTAGCTGACCTTAATGAGTGGGGTTATGATGAATTTAAATTTCCAAATCCTAAAAAAGGTAAATAAACTTACCTTATGGAAATTTGGGATGAGGTGATTCAGGAGTTTAATGATGAGATTCAAAAACTCAGAATTACATTAGCCAGTGGGAATGCTGAAGATTATGCACATTACAGACAGCTTGTAGGTTCAATACAAGGTCTGGAATGGGCCAGAGGTAATCTCACTGAAATTATTAAAAAACGAACATATGGAGATAATGAGGAGTAAAATGCAACAAGTACAAATGGGTAAAGCAGTTAAAAATAATCTATGGATTACAGATCCAGAAGAAGTAGACGATCCAGAAGTACTACCTGAATTACCGGGATTTCATGTACTGGTACGTCCAGTATCTGTTAAGAGCCAAACAAAAGGCGGTATTCTTTTACCTGACTCAACAAAAGATGATATATCATATCTTACTACAGTAGGTAAAGTTCTAGCTCTTGGTGATTTAGCTTATCTGGATAAAGATAAGTTTCCTGCTGGAGCATGGTGTAGTATAGGAGATTATGTGTGTTACGGTAAACATGCGGGTACAAAGCTTTTTTATAAAGGTGTAAGATTAATTTTACTGTTTGATGATCAAATTACCATGAGAGTTGAAGATCCAAAAGATCTAGATCCTACATTTAATTTGGGAAATCGTTAATTTTATGGTATAATATAGTTACGTTAAATCGTTGAACTCGTAGACAACGGAGGTTATAATGAATGAAGAAAAAGAAGAATGGGGAAATATAGAAATCCCGAATGAAGAGCAGAAAGAAATTGAATTTGAAATAGAAGAGGAAGCTGAACCAGAACAAAAGGCAGAACCTCAGAAAGAAGAGAAGCCACCAGAGTTAGATGGTATCGAAACAAAGGGTGCTGAAAAAAGAATAAGACAATTAATAAGACAAAGAAAAGAAAGAGATGAACAGATTACTGCTCTCATCCAAAAAAATGAGGAACTTTCAGGAAGCCTCAGAACAAAAGATAAGGAAGTAACTCAAGTTAATAAATTAAGTCTTGATGCTTCTGAGAAACAATTAACTGATAAACTTGAGCTTGCCAGAACAGTTTATATGGAAGCTTTTGAAGAAGGAGAAAAAGAAAAGCTTTTAAAAGCACAAGAGATGTTGAATGAGGCACAGACAGATCTGAAGGCAGTATCTTCTGCTAAACGAAATTATGAAGAAATAGAAGAAGTTGCTCCAGTACAACCTCAACATCAACCTCTTCCTCAACAAACTACTGATCCTAGAGCCGAAGAATGGGCTTCAAAGAATAGTTGGTTTGGACAGGATAATATAAAGACTGCTGCTGCATTGGCTATAGATGCAGAACTTAAAAGCGAAGGATATGATCCTACTGACAATGATTTTTATCAGGAAATTGATAATAGATTAAATAAGGCTTTCAATCAAGAAAGTCAGGAACGTGTGCAGGAAAATCCGTCAACACCTGCTCAAGTAGTATCGGGGGCTTCACGTTTGTCTCCATCCAATTCTAGTAAAGTTAAACTATCTAAAGAAGATGTAAGACTTGCACAGAAATGGAATATACCACTTGAACAGTATGCTGCCGAAAAGCTGAAGGTTTCAGATGCTGATGGCAACTATACTAATATCACTTAAACGTGGAGGAATGAAATATGACAACACGAAATGAAACACGTAGTAATACTAATCGGGAAGCTAAAACAAGAGAAGAAGAATATGTCTTTGAGGAGCCAGATGCCCTTTCTGTACCAGATTCGGTACAAGCAAGATTTGACGCAGAGGATATGTCTTTACGTTGGATACGCATATCTGTAAAAGGACAAGATGACATCACTAATGTTGGTAAGAACCAGCAACAGGGATGGGTCTTCGTAACTCCTGATGAAGTTCCTGAAATGGCAATTACATCCTTCGTAAGGGAAGATGGTCGTTACCAAGGTGCAGTCTGTCGTGGAGATGTAGCTTTGGCTAAGAAACCAACTGCCAAGGTAAAGGCCAGACAGAAATTCTATGAGAAGAAGGCCAATGATATGATGGATGCAGTTAATGCACAACTAATGAAAAGCTCTGATTCTCGTATGCCAATTTCTAATTCAAGTAAATCAGTAACAACCAGAGGTCGGCAACCTTCTTTTCAAGACTAGTCGATCTCTAAACTATAAGGAGATGAAACATGTCTACTACAAAAGCATTTCGTGGCTTCATCCCTGCTCGTATGAAAGGTGGTGCTTATAATAATGAGGCAGTGACGGATATGATCACACTAACCTCAACAGGACAAGCACAAACTCCTAGTAATAGTATTTTTACTGGTGATCCAGTAGTATTACCGGGAGCTAACTTTACAACTATATCTCCGTATATAGCAGCAACTCTTAAACCTTCAGGGGTTTTTATGGGTTGTCAGTATGTGGAAAATGGAGAGCAAAAGTTCTCCCGGTATTGGCCGGGTGGGACGAGTGCCACAGACGTTAAATTTTTTGTAATAACAAATCCTGATCAGACTTATTACATCCAATGTTCTTTATCTTTATCGGCTGCTGAAGCTGCTATTGTAAAGAACTACACAGCTACAGTTAGTTCTACTGCCTCTTCAGGTAGTACTGTTACTGGACAATCAAGCTATTACTTGCTTGCTGCTAGTGGTGCAGAAACTGAACTAGCTTGCCGTGTAATTGGTCGTGCTAAGTTTCCTGATGAGGGCAATGACGATGCATACCCAATCGTAGAGGTCTGGTTGAATACACACCGTGATCGTTACGTGACGGCTACGGCATCTACGGCTTAATAGGAGGGATTAATCATGGCTATAAATAGAGCTAGTATTAGCAAAGAACTCCTTCCGGGCCTAAATGCCATATTCGGAATGGAGTATGGAGAGGTAAATAATGAATTAGAACCTCTCTATGAAATTGAAAACTCAGATCGTGCATTTGAAGAAGAAGTACTTTTCACCAGCTTTGGTTCAGCACCAACGAAAGGTGAAGGGGCTGCTGTTTCGTATGATGATGCTCAGGAAAGCTACACAGCACGTTATACTGCTGAAACTGTAGCATTGGCTTTTGCCGTAACTGAAGAAGCAATGGAAGATAATCTTTATGATACCTTTGCTAAACTTCGGGCTAAAGGTCTAGCCAGAGCAATGGCTAATACGAAACAAGTTAAAGCTGCTAATGTTTTCAACAATGGTTTCAGTGATACTATTGGTGATGGACAGGCTTTCTTTTCAGGTTCACATCCAACTGTAGGTGATGGTAATCAGAGCAACTTAATTGCTGCATCTGATCTATCTGAAGCTACACTTGAAACTGCATTAACCAATGTACAGAAGATCAAAGATGATCGAGGTATCCTAATTGGTGCAAGTGCTGTTTCTCTGCATATTCCTGTAGACTCATGGGCAATTGCAGATCGTATTTTATCTAGCCCCGGCAACACTCAAACGAGTCAAGCTGCTGCTAATCCAAATACGAATGCAATTAATGCTACTCGTCACTTGGGTATGCTACCTGACGGCTATCATATCAACCGAAGGTTCTCTGATACAACTTCTTGGTTTATCAAGACTGACGTACCAAACGGAACTAAAATGTTTGTACGTTCACCTCTTCAAACTAAGATGGAACCTGACTTTGATACTGGTAATCTTCGATTTAAGGCAAGGGAACGATATAGTTTCGGTGTCTCAGATTGGAGAGGATGGTTCGGTAGTCAAGGATCATAAGTCTAACTGTGGGG